CGTCTTTCTCATCCGTGTCCAACGTGATAAACCCGCCTTGGCGAAACCGCATCAGCGCTTGGCTGGTTGTGTCCACGTAATCGTCATTATCACCGTTGGGGAAGGCCGCGACCTCCTCAATAACTTCCCGCGCCCAGCGCGTATCCGGTGCCCACACTCTACCCGAAGCAAACAAATCGGCAATGGCGTTGACCCGCACGATCTTGTCGTTGCCCCGGCTGGGACTGAACTCCTGCACCGGGATGCCCATAACCCGCAGTTCTTGGATCAGCGGTGCCCCAGCGGCTTTTTTCTCCACAATGATGGAGTCGGGCTCCCACTCCTTGTAGTGCTTGAAAGCTATGGCCTTGAGTTCAGGAAATTCCATCCGGTCTTTGAACGCGTCCAGCAGTATGATTTGCGCTTCGTCGCGCTCATTTTCGTTGTAGAACACGCCCCATGTGGTGCAGGCTGAATAGTCAGCCCTGCTCTTGGCTTCAAAGGCCGTGTCCCACGACTGGATGATGTACTCACACTTGGGCGGCTCCTCGGGCTCCCATATGCGCCAGAGCTTGCGGGAAATTATGGCGGCGGCGTTGCTTGTGGGCTGTTGCATGTACTGGGCGTTCCAGTACTGGGGGTCGATGGATGCCTTGGTTGTCTTCAAGGTGGCCAGCGGCCACTGCTCTGGCCAGAGGGATTTCTCGTCCTCGGTGCCATCGTTCAAGATGGCCGGAAGCTCCACAATCTCCCACGGCAGGGAGTCCGGGTTGCGGCTTTGGTAGTCAATCAGCCGCCCGGTCAGGTCGAGCTTACCCCAGCGCGTCATCACAATAATGATCGCCCCTCCGGGCATCAGGCGCTGCAACGGGCCGGTCTGGAACCAACTCCATGCCGTGTCAAAAGCTAAACGGCTGTTGGCCTTTACGTCCTGCTCCGAGTGGGGGTCGTCGATCACAAACAAGTCCGCGCCACGACCGGCAAGAGCGCCCCCTACGCCTGCGGCGTAGTACTGTCCGCCTGCGGCAGTGCTCCATTTACCCGCGGCCTTTTGGTCGTCGGCCACCACCGTCTTTGGAAAAATCTCACCGTAGTCTTCGCTGTCGATCAAGTTACGCACCCGGCGACCAAAGTCCTCGGACAGTCCAGCGGTGTGGGTGCCCATGATGATTTTCTTCTCGGGGAACTTGCCAAGGAAGTAGGCCGGGAACAAGTAGCTGCTAAATTCTGACTTACCCATACGCGGGGCGATGTTGATGATGACGCGTAGTTTGCGCCCCTCAATCACGTCTGTGAAGATTTTGGCCAGCTTTCTGTGGTGCGGGCCGCTCTTAAACCCCGGATACACCGAGTTGGCAAACCCAATCATGTTGTTCTGCGCGGCCAACAGCCGGGCTCGGCGCTCACGTACCTCCAAGTCCTCAAACAACTCCATCTTCTCGGCCAACGTCATGGTTGGCAGAGCCTTCACAAGTGCGGCAATCTCAGCTTTTGTCAGCGTGGTGATGTTTTCAAGCTGCATCTGGGGCTGGCGTTGGGTTGTCCGTAATGATTCTGGCCGTGGGGATGTCAATATCTATGTCAGTGACCTCAACGGCGTCCACCACCCCCATGAACTTGGCCAACTTGTCCTTGATGCGCTGGTCAAGCTCGTTGTCGGTGAGCGCTTCCTTCTTGATTTCAATCTTTTCGGTGAACAACCCCACCTCGGTGACTTTACCAAGCGCTGTAAGAGCCTTGAGCCGGATACTGGCGTTGGGGTTCTTGGTTTCCTCCACCAACTGGGCCACACAGTAGCCACGCAGTTGCTGCGCTTGGTGAATAAACTCCCAGTCGTAGGCTGTCAGCATGCTTACTAAGTGCTGGACAGCGGCGGGAGCCTTAATGTTGCTCAGGGAGCTTTTTGTCAGTTCGGTTGGCTGGCCGGTAATGATGTTGGTAAATGCCGCACGGGCAAAAGTGGCTTGCGCTTGATCCACTACCTCGTCTTCGTCCACTGCGCCCAGACTTTTGAGCCAGTTGGCCGTCTCCACCTTGGCGTCCACGACCTGATTCACCCCCGCTTTGTTCAGCGGTGTGTAGGGTTCATCGAAAAGCTCGATGTCCGGCTCGTATTCAATTAAATGTTCCAACATGCGTAAGCCCTTGCAGCCTCGTTGGGGGAAGTATATACTCAGTTCCGGTGATTGTGCAATTTTTTGTGCATTTGCTTCTCCCTGAGTGGGCCTGACGGCTCATTTTTAAACCCTTGGTTTGCGCCGAGGGTTTTTTTTATGGGTATTTGTCAATAGTTAGACAAGGGTTTACCCTAATTTTTGTAGTAGTTTTTGGGGGTGACGTTGTTTTTCGGAGACGGGGGGTGTTCTGGGATTTTTAAAATTTTGATTTGCGGGTGCTAAACACTGTTATGTCGGAGCGGCGGCGGTGACGGCCTAATAGGGCTTCCGGGGGTACGGTGGTGTCGGCAAACCCCCGTTTTCGGGGTCAATTTGCCCTCAATCCGGTGCCAACTTGGCTATCAAACCATGCCATCCGGATAATGGATATTGTCAGTGGGGCTTTCCCCTGGCACAACTTAATCCAATTCAAGGAAAACATCATGACTAATAAAGCCCTAGCATTTACCGCACTCAATACCTTTGCCGATTCTCGTACTGCCTTAATCGAGGGCATGCAAGACGCGGGTTATACAACACTGGAAGAATGCCGCCCTATCGTTATCGAATGGGCTTGCGAGAAAACTGGCGCGGCATTCAATGTCAGCGCCAAGGGTAAGGTAATGCTCGATAGCACACATACCAAGTACCAAGGGGCAAAAACCACGGTACGCGACATTATGTTGATGTTGCAAGGCACGACGCGCCGCGCTGAAAGCGCACGCAAGGAAGCTGACCCTTTGGCCGTACTTGCTGCGAAGCTCGCCAAGTTAAGCGCCGCGGATAGGCTCACCGTGTTGAAACTTGCGGGCATGTAATGCCGGTTTACCGTGATTGTTTTTTCGTGTGTGCCCCGCATCCGGGGCTACCATGTTGTTCAATCCGTAGTCAACCCAGTCTGCTTTATTACCGCCCAGTCTGCTTTATTACCGCCCAGTCTGCTTTATTACCGCCCAGTATTTTTAACCCGCTTTGCGGGTCACAGTGACCCCGTAACCCTTGGAGACTTAACCATGCACACCAATACCACCTTACCCATTCAATACGATAACCATGCAAGCGGCACTGTCTGCGTACTGCGTGAAGTGCATGGCGAACTGGTAGCCCTAGCTATACCCCAAAACCAGTACCGGGAATGGGTTGGTTGCTTTTCAATTATCAATTAGGAGAATCCACCATGTACGCCGAACTAATCAAGGCAAGCCACTACTACGGCAGGCGCAGCCCCGGATGGGTTGCAGTTATCCACGGGCAACCGTGGCACTTCAGCGGGCGCACCGGAAAGAAAGACGCGCAAGCCGCATTAGGTAGCCCCCATCACTCACACCACGTCATTGCCTACTACCGCCACCGCCTGCGCATCCTGCGCGATGAAATGGCCTTGCGTGCTGCCGAATACGAACGCCAAAAAAGAGCCACAGTGACCCGTTTTTCAAAGTAGGTGCGGTAATTGTCCCAAAAAGTCGAAAAAATAGCTAGGATATATTCCCGCACCTAACCAATAAACACGACATTAATTAAGCGTTATAAATCAACGACTTAGCGAATCACCGACCGCTCTATATATATATAAATCTATTTATTAAGAGTTATATATATACTCTCATACACAAGCCACAAACTCCCTTGACTTTTGTCTGTTCCTTTTGGGTAAATTCTTTGGCCTTTGTAGTAATTGGTTTTAGATATACACATGTGCCAGTCACCACCTAAACCCTTGATTCATATAACAAATTCAATGTCGCCGTTTTTGACTAGTCGCGGAAGAATACCCTACCTATTGGATAGTGATACAATTGCCGCACCAACTTTGAAGGAAAAACCACCATGCCTTACGTTTACCAGCACCTAATGAAGCTCACGCCGAACGAGTTGCACAACCGCTTGAGTAAAAGAAACCTAGCGCCTGAAGTGCGCGAAGATATGAAGGCCCTAATTACCGCACAGAAAGCGTCGTTCAAATCCATGCGCTCCAAGACCATCAAGGTTCACGCTGAGTGGCGACCACTGCTGCAAGGCCTGCGCATGGAGCGTGAAAGCGTGCGCTCAAGCCGCGCCTACAAAAAGGGTCACCGTGACCCGAATCTAATTACCGCACTAGAAGGCTACTCTATGGTGCTTGACCGGCTGCATGGTGAGTTTGAATTACACAAGCGAGAGCTAAGAACACCTGCGGTAATCGCAAGGGAAAGGAATCTACAGAACAAAGGGATTCACTGGACGGACTGGGTAAAGGATAAATTCAAAGAGCGCATCCGCCTACTGTTCGACGCAGTACCCCACCAAGGCACCAAAGGCAAGACCCCATTCCCACGCCGAACTGACCCCAAATCAAACGCCAAACTCAAAGCGCGGTTGCACACACGCACGGTAAAAGAACACGGCATTGCCGCACAGAACCATCAACTTAACCCCACCGAAAGGAGCAAAGCCAAGCTAGACAAGATGAACGAAGCACTCAAACGCATCGACCAACTACAACCTACTGACCCCGTGCCACGCACGTACTCAGGACTATTTTTAACAACCGAAGGAGAAAGCAAATGAAAACAAGTGAACTAACAGGTGCCGCCCTTGATTGGGCGGTGGCTAAGTGTGAGAAAGAAGCGGGTATGAATGTCAGGGAAGGTTACGGCGGCTCACTACTAGTCGTAGACGCCAACGATTTTGGCGCACCTGCGAACTACTCAACCGACTGGGCACAAGGCGGGCCGATTATTGAGAGGGAGAAGCTGTGCCTTGACATTGATTCGGCGGGAGTGTGGCTTGCATGGACTAAGCAAAACTATGACGATGAGCCGCGCCATATGGTAAGTGGCCCCACACCCCTCATCGCAGCTATGCGCTGCTATGTAGCCAGCGAGCTAGGCGACACCGTAGAACTACCGGAAGGACTGAAATGAAAACCAATGAACTAACAGGAACCGCCCTTGATTGGGCAGTAGCTACGGCGCTTGGCCGTGGCCCTAAGTACGATATGAAGTCGCACGGTCGAACGTGGTGCGACTGGTGGCTTGCTGCACCGGGCCATGAATACGAACCAATGCCAAGCTATTCAACCGACTGGCTCCACGGCGGGGTTCTTATTGAGCGTGAGGGGGTAAGCGTAATTCAGCTTGAACGCGAAAATATCCCCGATGCCAAAGGTTTTCGGCAGGGCAAGTATCAGTGGGGTGCGGTAATAGGTGACAGGCACAGCCCCGAAGAACAGCATGGCCCACAGAGTGATTATTGGGGCAGGTCTTATCACGTTGATGAAGACGCAGTAAGCGGCCCCACACCACTAATCGCAGCAATGCGGTGCTACGTTGCATCCAAGATGGGCGACACCATCGACATACCAACCGAACTAGGAGGCACCAACTGAAACAAAAGCGGGTCACAGTGACCCGAAAATTAAACGGTTCGCAGCGTGCCGTCTCACGCTGCACTAGTAATTAGGAGAAGTAATCATGCGCAAAATGACGCAACAAGAGTTAGTTAGCTGGCATAAAAACCGCCCACGGCGTACGCTTGAAGCAATGGACTGCTTGCGACGGGTACTTAGGGATAGTCGCTCGTGGCACTTTCGGGAGCAAGTCAATTCGAACTGGTCGATGCATCCGGCCATCGAGCACGCTGTGTTTGAGGCAGACCCTGACAACTGGCATCAGCTAGTATTGGAGTGGCCGCACATGTCAGACAAAGGTAGGCATGAGATAGCGTATACCCGTGACGACAAGTACGGCGAGGCGGACAGGCAAATCACAGTGGGCATCGCCAAGTATCTGACGCGCCACTTCCCCACCATACCAAGCGACACGATACGCGACATCGCTGCCAAGTATGCGCAGGGTAGCTGTAAGTTTGTACACACCACCATCGAGATGCTTGACGTTATCCAGAACGGCCCCACATCATGCATGGGTAAGGGTGCAGGTAATTTTCACGGCGGGCGGCATCCGTATGAGGCCTATGCGCCGGAGTTTGGCTGGCATATGGCGGTGTTTATGGAGAATGGCGCATACACAGGCCGTGCGCTGTGCAACAGCAAAGAGTATGTGCGCTCGTATCGCAGCGGTACAGGTGAGAGCTACTCATGCGCTGATGAGAGGCTTGAAGCGTGGCTGCAAGACCAAGGGTATGAGAAAACAAACTCATGGGAAGGGCACAAACTCAAACGGGTAGTAGCGGCCAATAGCTGCGGGTTCCTTGCCCCGTATATCGACGGCCGTGCGCAGCATGTGTGCGAAGTTCACGATGGTTTTGAGATTACCTGTGATGAAGACGACGCCGAGTGGGAGTTCACCAATACCGATGGCACTGCCGATGACGTTGAACACGGTGACAACTGCTCAGACTGCGGCGACAGAGTGCGTGATGGTGATGGGTACTGGACAGGCGGGCAGGAGGAGACCCTTGTCTGTGAGCATTGCATCAACAACCACTACACGTACGTGTATGGCTGCGGCAGTAACAGGTACTACCTACGCGACAACGAGGGCGTCATCACTGTTGGCGGCGAGTACTACGATGGGGACTACCTATCGGACAACAACATCGTGGAGCTTGAGAACGGCGACCATGTGCATGCAGACGATGCGGTATTCATTGACCGCTTGGACGAGCACCACCCCATAGATGACTGCGTGCATTGCGAGCACAGCGATGAGTACGAGTTACAGCGTGACTGTGAGCAGCTTACCGATGGCGAGTGGGCACACGAGGACGATGTGTGGTGCTGTGAGCATAGCGGCGAGTATTACCTAGACGATGACGCTGACAGTAGGTACGAGACCGAGTGCGGCAAGACAGTACACATTGACTACGCCGACCATTACGCCCCCGAGGAAACAACTTTAACACTGGAGTAAATCATGACTAAACAAAACCAAACCATACTGCACAAAACCCTGAGCCGTGCGCTATCCCTTGCCCGTCCCCATGCATCCGTCACTACGATGGAGTTCACGACATGGCTATTCAAAAACCTGCCTGCGCACTTGATGGGCGCGGCTTGGCTGGACGGGGCTAGTAACCTACACATCGACGCACGTACCCAAGACCACCACCGCACGCTATTCGTGGCGCACGTTGACACGGTACACCACAAGGCAGGGCCTAACAAAATCAGGAAAACACAGGCCAAATGGTATGCCGATGGCGCTGCGCTAGGTGCCGATGATGGTGTGGGCTGTGCGTTACTCATGCACTTGATACATGCTGGCGTGCCTGCGTACTATATCTTCACGCAGGGTGAGGAATGCGGGGGCATCGGTGCCAAGCATCTTGCCGACCAGCACAAAGACCTGCTGGCCCAGTTCGACAGGGCTATTGCATTCGACAGGCGCGGTACTGACAGCGTTATCTCACACCAAGGCTGGGGCCGGTGCTGCTCGGATGCGTTTGCACAAGGGCTGGCCGATGCGTTCAATGCGACCAACATCAACCTGATGTATGCGCCAGATGATACGGGTG